TTATATTAAATCAAATAGTTGTAGTTCAGCGACAGATGTTAACGACTATTTAAAATGGGTTTCGGTTAATCGTTCCGATTATGCTATTCTTAATGAGTTCAATAATAGATTTACCAAGTCAGCTATTGATAAAACATTAAGACCAATTGAGAGTTTTGAGTTAAGGTATAAGAAAAGATTTAATAATATTTCTTATAATATACCTACTTTAAAACTAGCGACCCCGTTAAGATTAAAATCAGTTAGGGCGGTTAATATCCGAGAATACACACCCCAAACGAGTTTTAATTTTGAAAGTCAACCGATCAACTTAGAAAGTAATAATAATAATGAGTAGTATTCAATTTTATTGCGGTGTAATAACTTTGTTTATTCTCATTGTATTAATCATAACGACTTAACTAATAGCAGGTAGCTATATTCATTAAGCGGTTTTATGTGTCCAAACCATAAGACCGCTTAACGACTAAACGAAAAAAAACAGATACGCCTTGTCACTAAGACAACCCACCACCAATAAAAACAATCAATACCAATAATAAACACATAAGATGTTATATCCTTTGTGTGACTTGTTGCTAATTGTCACTTTTTAACGACTTTTCTTAGAGTACAACCTTTGGTTGTACGGGGGTTTTTTGATAGTTAATGTAATCAAGATACCCATTCATATTTTTGCAACAAAAGTATTGACATCGACACTATAAATATGCCAGCGACTAACTCTGTCGCTAAGACCTTACGCCAAATATAGCTTATTTAAGGTTTCTTGCAAAAGTATGGCGGTAGTCTTGTCTACTACAACATCTAGTTCTACTTCTCCACTGTGTATACCTAGTGAATATACATATGTGTTATCTAATAGTGTATATACTACTAATAATACTTATAGATATAATACTATAAGTATACATAAGTATATACTATAGGGGTTTATCTAGTATTAGTTGTAGCCCTGATTGTCTTATATCCAAGTGTCGCCTCTTGGTTTACGTCCTAGAGTACCATCTAGGAACTTCTCTAGGTCTTGTTTCAAGAGATGATCTCTATGTTCCACCACTTCTCTCTCACTGTCTACTGCCATCTGTTCAACCCAATAGGCTACTGCAATAGATAAGACATCTAGTCTGTCATCATTCCTTAATGAACCTCTATCTTTAGTTAATCTAGTTAGTTGGTAGAATAATTGGTAGTTAGGATCCTTAGTATCAAAGTCTTGTCTTATTAACTGTGGACTTACAACCAACCTATGTTGGTTCATCACAGGTTCCAAAGTATCAATTATCCTTAATTCTTTTTGTTTCGTATGATTAACTTCTTCTATAGTACAAGGATAATACCTTTGGACTACAGGTTTTAATAGTTGAGTAAACATACCGTCACCAAAGTTACTCTCAACTATAATAACATTAACTTTAGCATCTCTTGCCATTGTAGCAATCTTAGTTAGATTACTTTCTGTGTACCCACCACTAAGCCCCATGCAACTCTGCACGTATAGATTACCACCTAATTGTTTTACGATAGCAACTCCCAATTCATCTTGTCCACGACCCGCAGGGTCAATGGCCATAACAGATCCTTTGTATTCTCCAAAGTCTTCTGACTTAAACATAGGCTTGTAGTATTTGTCCCCAGTAAAACCTACTGAGGGTAAGTCTTCACAAGCATACTCAGGACTTCCTGCCCAAGCAATCTTAACGGGTGCTATGTCATTATTAATGTCCATAACTACTAAATCACTTAACTTAAGAGGGTATCTTTCTTTATCAGATAAAGTAGTATCTAACATGAACTGTAAAGCAAAACCAGAACGACCATAACTAGCTTCACGTTCTTTTAAATCTAAATCATCAAATCTCTTAGGATCTATTGGTTCATATTCATCTAGTTTTTGTTTAGTAATATAAGGTGCTAATCTTCCGTCATACCTAACCATCTTAGAGCTCTCAGGCATACGGGCAGTCCATATTCTAGTTTCATATCCTCTAGCACCTAAATCATTATACACAGACATATCTGATTGTGGGGTACCTAAGAATACGATTTTACCCTGTGGAGATAAGACAGCTTCAAACTCTTTTACGTTGTCAGTTAGTTTATCTCTCATTGTTTGGGTTAAACTATTATTTAAACTTTCACAGTCATCAGAGATAATATAATTTGCTCTACTACCTGTTAATTGTCCCGTGATACCGACAGACTTAACTGACGGAGAATGAGCGGCTTTCGCTAGAGCCACATCAAAGGAAACATTACTTCCCCTTTGGTCTGCTCTAGGTGTAAGGTGCTTTAGTATGTCCATCTCAGTAATTAGTCTTTTTGTAAATGTACTGAAATCATCGGCTCTTGTTTTACTTGCTGATACCACAAGAAACTTTAATTGTGGATCTCTCAACAAGTTCCAACATACAAAGGCACTACATATCCATGACTTACCAATACCTCTAAATGCTTGAATAACAGCCCTTCTAGGTGCATTTTGTAAGTAATCAGCTATATCAAATTGCACGGGGGTAGGACTAGGCAGAGACAAATGTCTCCAAGCTAGATACAGGAAATTCCTGAAATCTTGGGTTACTTCTTTCATTTTATACCTTTTAATCAGCCACAGATGGCCTGAGATTCCTCTTTATTGTTTAAAGTCGTCTTTGCCTTGTATAACGTCAGAGAGCTTAAATGGTAGCTCCTCAGCTAGTTTTGACATAGAGTTATTCTCGGCAGGCATACAATCTATGTTGTTATCCTTTAAGAACTGTCTAGCGACATTTAGATCCGCAGATTTAACCTCTGGATCCCTTACTTTTTCTAGTAATTTTTCGGTTAATTGCTGATGCAATTCTCCTAGTTTTTTCTCTGTTGTATTATTTTCACTCATAATTAATTAACAATCCCATTTTCTTAGAGCTAAAGCCTTTCTTGTTGGTTTGCCATTTTTATCTTTCATTGGCCCTTTAACTCCGCCCATTCTAGCACAAAAGGATTTACGTCTTCCGCTAGTTTTAGATTTAGTAGGAGCTTTTAAGTTAGAACCATCTTTACGATTAAAGTAAGCTCTACCTCTTGCGTTTAATCCACCACTTGGGTTTTGATGTGCTTTTAATGTCATTATTCTAATATTAATTTTTTGATTGATTTACTACCGTCTATGTTTGATTCTAACTCAGCCATCGACTTTATACACTGATAAACTATATTATCATTTTTATTTGTTCTCATTGCAATTCTTTTACCTTTAAGACAGTCAGACATACTTTCTTGTATTCTATGTTCTTTAATCTCTCCGTTGACAATCATAAGTAAAGCTATAATCAATTCCATTAATGGCCTCCGTTTTGTCTTACTTTATCTTTTAATATTTCAATATCAGTTAAAGCTTTATCTAATTGTTCTCTTAAAAATTCTATATTGACTTTGTTAGTCATGTTCATTTCTTGAGTTTCTTCCATCTTTTCTACGGACTTATAAAGATCCTCAATTAAAAAATGTTGCTCTTGATCCGTAGGGACTTGCTCACTTTTTTTAAGTAAATCGTTCTCAAACAATTCTCTTGAAGTCTCTAACGAAGTCAGTCTACCTGTAAGTTCAGTGTATGCGACTACACCTGCTACAACTCCAAAAATTATCATAGCCATATTACGAATTGGCATACTTACAGATGTATTTTCACTAATTTTCATTTAGCAATCTTTCCCTTGTTAACACCTTTTTTAATTACATATTGTTGAGTACCGTTAGCACCGTGCTCAACTTCTTTCTTTAAATTTTTAAAGATGTTCATTTCTTTTAATTGTTTTTCTACTTTCTTTTTAAAAGATTCTAGTAGTTTAGTATCACGCATAAATTAATCTCCACACGCACACCCAAAGTCTTTACCGCATAATGGACATTCTGTACTTTTGATTTTTTTTCTTTTCTTAGGTTTTGGGAATGAAAAAGTCCAAAGGTCTTCTACCTTTTGACATTGTTTGTCCCACCAACCAAAAAACCAATAACAGAATTTATCAATCATAGTATTATAGCAATAAGTAATAATACTCCTACAACGCTTACGAATAATTTATGTTCTGACCATAAATGTTTTAAATTGTATTTAATCATTTGTTTCATATTATTATTTCTTTCCTCCCTTAAATATTTGTGTTCCTTTTATTCCATAGATACTTGCAACGACAAGAATCCATAAATTTGTAAACCAACTTGGTAGTTGTTGAAATTGTTCAAAGAACTCTTTTATTTTTGCAGAAGCATTTGGATCATCACTAAAAACACCCCATGCAATCACCAAAATTGGCAACGTGAGAATTACGAGTACGGCTTCGTCTTTCCAGTCCGATTGTCTAGCTTCTAAAAGTTTACCAGAATATTCTAATTCTCCTTTAGCCATTTTTTCTGCATGATTAGCTTGAGCGTCTGCCATACGCATCTTAGTTTCTTGTTTCTTTTTGTAGATATGAGTACCTGCATTTACTGCTAATTTGATTGCACTAAGCCACACGATATTTACCTCTGTTTAATTTTTTAGATGTTATTCTTAAATTTGATCTAGAGTTGTTTCTTGGATTTTTATCTCTATGATCAATATCTTTTCCGTCTCCTTTAGAAACCGCACCAGAAGCCATTAATTTACGTCTAGCTCTGTTTCTAGATGCTCGATCTAATTTTGATTTAGAAGAACTTTGAAATTTTCTGTATTCTTCTCTGTAGTTTCTATTAGGCATATTTCTTTTTAGGGAAACCTGCTTTCATTCGTGCGTAAGATTTTGCAGAAACTGTACTTTTAGATTTAGATCTAGATGTACCTGCTTTTTTTCTTGCGTTAATGTTTGCATATAATCCTCGTCTTGCCATTTAACTCTCCATTGTATTTGTTGGTTTACACATAAAAGTAAAATAAATTTTATGTTCGTTTACTTCTTTAATATCTAAAGTTTGTGTTATTCTTGCACTTTCATTGTAACCTCTCATCATACAATCATAATGTGAGTTTAGTATTGCAACTTCTTTAGGTGGCATACATTGATTGGTAGTAGCAGAACACATAATCATTAATAAAACTAATTTCATTTTTTATGATGTCTTCTTTTAGATTTATTCATCATTGATAAATTTGCTTTCTTACCAATGCTTGTCTTTTTGGGTTTTCTTTCGTGGGGTACGTAACTCTTTGCTACCTTAGCCATCGAAGGTAAAATATCCTATAATTCCAGCAATTATTGTTCCTATAGTTAGGATAACTTTAAGTCCACCTTTACCCATAGAAACATCTTGTCTTAACGACTTAACTTCTCGTTTCATTTCTTCTAAAGTTTTCAAGATGTTATTCATTCGTTCAGCACAAAGTTTCTCATGT